CTTTAACATTAAATACGGTTTATCTCCAACCCTCTCCATCTTCGTGTAAAATTTTCCTAGAGATTGTATGCTCACCTCCTCACCTAAAGATAACTGATGCAACACTTTCTCTATCACATCATCAAACAAATGAGCCACAAATTCAGGTGATATTCCCCTATCTCTCGCTACCTTATCCAAAATATCTCTTAACCTCATCTCTTAACCTCTCAACTTTCTTCTCTCTCATCTTCAAACCACATATGCATACTCCCAGGTGGAGCATTTTCCATACTCGCAGAAGCAAATGCTTCCTTTGAAGCAACCTCATCTATTTGCACTTCTCCATCCTCCTGACCACTAATATATACGATCAACAAATCCTTTGTCCATCGAATACTGACCATCTCCTCCCCGCCCCCTTCTACTGTTACACCTGTCCCATAAATATCTTCAATCACCGTACCATCCTGTGATTCACACGCCCGCAAAGAAATCGGCTGCCTCGTTCTATTGTGAACAACCAAATGTAACAACTTGTTGTTTCTGTTCACCACTCGAAAAGCCTCACTCTCCCTTCCATCAGCTGTAACTGAACAAATGTGACCCACGACTCTCGTAAAAGACATGCCTAGTCCTCCTGTGATATTGGTGTCAAAAAGTTACCCATAAACGCCAAATATCTACGGTAACAACCATAGATACATTTCTTAAATTTCCATTGTGGATGGTTAGGACATGGTTCATTCCTACCCACCTTCACCAAAGGTCTCTTAAAGGTCACTCCTTTTTCTCTTCTTGCCTCTGTTTGCGATAAAATCTTCCATTGATGCTTGGTTAACCTCGCCATTTCCTGGACCTCGGTGAATCGTACCATATACCCGCGGTGTAACTTGAACCTCTTGCTGGTTAGACTTGCCCCTCTTAGTGAATAATGTAAACACCTTCCGGTGTACTAACTGGTAGTAAACCTCTTGTATTATTGCTACTACCAACACCCCCAACAAACAATATGTGCACACTACACACCATATGATCAACAATGTCATCAAGATCCGACCATGAAACAAAAACACATCTACCACTTGGTCCATAATCGGTTTGCCACTGAGTTCCACAAACCATTGTATCCCTACACCTTGGGCTAATAATACCCCCGCCAAAAATGAAACAACCAACGACGCTATAAACCCCACCATCTTCCACATACTATGTACCATCCTGTATTGGAAACGTATCACCCAAAATCTCAAATCTCCGATCTTGGCCTAAAGGCATAGAAGAAGGTTGTACCCTACCTCTGGGTCGATCCCCTACTAAAACCAATGCCTCCATCAACAACGCTACCGCCAAAGACATCGCTCCTTGTAACGAGAGGGATACCTCAGCCACATCCTTACCCTCTTCTTGCACAGATAAGGTTAACTCCGAACCCGATTTCTTCACAAACACCCTCTTCATAACTCTCTCTTCCACCTCTCTATGTTATCAAATACACTCTTTATTATATCCCATCTCTTCTTAATCTCATCATCTACCTTATCCTTAGCCACCTTAGATATATCACCGAATCTACAAATCACATCTATAATAGGCATGGCTTGCAACAACCTATAATACCGCTCATCTTGTCTCATTACACCTACTACTCTCATGTCTGTTACCCCAACAAAAGCCTAATGTTACTCTCCACACCCTCTTCTACCGGTTTCGTCTCCTTTGGTACCTCAATCACCCTCCCCTTTTCTGTATCTAAACATATCTCCACCTTCTCTGTCTCCGAAATCTTTACAAGTTTGTTTTTGCAACTTAACTCATTGTTATCACGCTCTTCCATCACCATCCCCTCCTACTGATGAAATTGGTAAATCATCCTTTACAAACAAAGACGAATAACCAGAACCTATGTTGCGACTGCGACAACTAACATATTGTAAAAATCTTTTCCCCAAACACTCTTGCAACACACTTTCTTCTTCCTTGGTCAAAGGCTCACCTACAAAACCTGTTAAATCTTGCCCTGCTGATGACTCTACAAATTCATCGAGAAAATCCTGTGATAGACCACCAAATCTCCACAACAACCAAGATGCCCACCTCTTCTTGTTCAATCCTTCTATATCCGATACCACCCTCATCAATACATCGATTGCCCTAGACCTCACATCATATATCTCTAACCTCTGTTGCTCATCAAGGAATGAGATAGGAGCCATCTCCACTGAAAACCTATTCTTATCCAAAGTCGGATCAATACCCTTCAAAGCAAGATGTATTTGACATAATCTAACTAGCCCCCTAGTTACAGATTTCTGTACCGACCTGCATCCCCTGGCCCACCGAATATCTTGTTGTGCAATAGACTTCCCTGTATCTATTACCACCCCCTCCTCCTTAAATCCAAAATATGCTGGAGGAGCTCTCAACGCCGAAAATAACCTCTTGATGAGCAATTCATAATCATGCACATCACCCACCGTGTTCCCACTGCCTACAAGTTTATCTACCCGCGATTGCGATCCCTCTCTGGTAGGAAAAAACAAATCATCATCCACAGCCAATGGATTGTACTCTTCCCTGTAATCAGAAGATGCCCCCTGTTTATATAACATCTGCTTCTTCAACGCCGATCGCCATAACATCAAGAAATGCATCGCCTCATCGAACGATGATTCACCAACATCTATGTAATACACAAACCTATCAGGTGCCATCTTCAATCGATACATTATGATCGAATCTTCTATCATCTGCAACTTGCGCCACAACCGACGTGCAGGTCTGACCCAAGAATCACCGTAGGTTACAAACTCCGAAAATCTACCTGTCGATCTATAAAAGTGTACAAAATCCCACGGTGCATACAACTCCTCCAAAGGTACACCTTGCTGATACGGATGATCGATCAAAAATCCTCTGAGACGCCCTTGATCCTCCCAACGAAATACACGGTGAGGTGGATAATATTCAATACCTATTACCCCCTCATGCGACTTGTACCACACCCTCTCAAATAAATCACCAAACTTCGCAACCTCACGGATCATCCCCGCCACCTTGTCCTCTATCTGTAACTCCTCGAAAAGACCCGTGAGAATATTCTGTATCTCAACATTCGGAGATGATACCCAAACAATCTTCCCAGTCAAAGTATCCGGCTGTGTACTATCTTCCGCTACAGCATCTAAAACCGAACTTACAAGATCATCAAAATCCATCTCCTCATAATCCCGGTAAGCCTGTAATCGATCCGAATCTATCCTAGTGCGATCCCGATAGTATTTCCATACAGATGGTAATAGAGAATCCCCCCGAATCTCTGTATCCACTGTACCCCTAGGAAATGCCACTCGAGGGCGAGTGCGTTGTGCACCAAATAACTTAGCTAGTAATCCATGAGGGTTCAAACCAAAAAAATCAGACAGTCCCACCTCTGTTACTCCTCATACCCAACAACTTCAATACTTGTAACCTAAGATTCTCCCTCTCTCTAGGATCACTAGGTATACTAATCTCTCTCTTCTCTGTATGAGAAAACGATACCTGAGACTCCCTCTTATCATCGACATCTTGACGTCTAATTTGGTCGATCCCCTCTTGTAATTGATTCGTCTGATCACTCAAAATCTTCAATAACAACAACAATTGACTAGTATCCATCTGCTCTATCTTCTCTACCAACAACTTGTGATCAACCATATCCAACGCCTGGTACAACCTTGCTAATCTTAATACCCTCCTCAACGCCACCACATCTATTACACTCCTCACCTTCTCATAAATTACACTTCTCACCTCTTCTGGAATCGATAAATTCGTCAACACATTCTCATCAAGCGAACGAGCCATATTCAACACTTGATTTACCCCTACTTGTAAAGGTAAATCTATACTCCTATTCTTGTTTCTCCTCGCCATGTGAGATTCATATTGCTCCCATGACTTGATACCATGTATCTTCAAGTGTGCAAGAGATTTCTTTCTCATCACCTTGTAACAAATAGGGCATCTCCAACTCATACTCCTCTCCCCACCTCCTCAAAGGATACCAAAAATGGTACCAAATCAGCGGAACCTCTCTTACCCGCTGATACCCGTTCCTGAAGAGTGAAAATAACACTTGCTACTGCATCTGAACAATCCTTTGAACCCCCCGGTGGGTGATCTACCTTCCTCTTCTCCGCATCAAAAATCAATTGAAAAAATTCATCGAAAAATGGCTTGTAGTAATAAGTCGATACCCTACCCTCATAAAACACCGATCGGGCTACCGAATACACCTTGTCATCTCTGTCTACCGAAACCACCCCAACATCAAATCCTAACCTACCCAAAATCTGTCTAGAATCTGCACTCTGGTAAGAATCAAAAGTTACTTTCTTGATAGGAAATCCTAAATGATCTCTAAGATGAACAATGAAATCCCGAATCTTGCTGAAATCAATACTACCTGCTCTCGGTGGAGTAATACGTAACATCAAATCAATAACAATCCAAGACGACACCCCTTCTACCTTCGATACATGCCCCATACTTATTCCTACACTATCTCCCTTCTCAGCTAAATCTACATGAACATGTCGAGGTGCATTAGGATTGATCTTAGGCGATGCTACCGATAAGTTCACCTTAATCAAATCCTTCTCCCTCAAAAAATCCTGAATCTTCACTTGATCACGATCTGATATGCTTATTACCTCTCTCACAAATGGGTGCGTCCTCGTTGAATCTACACATTTCATCACCTTCTCTCTATCTCTTACAAATACCCCATGAGGTACCGTTGCTACCCCTGCTAAATCACGCAATGCACCATCTACATCTGACACAAATGAATCATAATACTCCATCGGTACTTCAACCACCCTCCCCCCTGGTGGCACTTCTTCCCCTTGTTCCAAAACCCTGCTTTGATAAATGTTCGTACCTACCAATACACGAAACTTCTCACCCGATAACCCCAAAACATCTTTCTTGACCTCCCATATGGGAAAATCTGCTACATATACCTCTGGATCCGATGATACCTGAGCTATGTGTTCCTCCAACCAAGAGGTCTCCACATTTCTCGAAGAGAGCAAAATCATCAACCCCGGTATCTTTCCCTTATACATATAACGAGATTCCAAACGTCTCTTGGTTGCTACATACAATCTCTGTGCCTGAGTAATATCGGGTCTCGATGAATTTGACACCCTCATAAAATTCATCTCGTCCACCAACAAACTAAACAAATTCAAACCTATTGCATGTAGCTCAGTAGACCCCGATACTACATATATTTGATTCGGAAAATACAAACCATCTCTTGCCCGGAAATTCTCCATCTTGCGAGTAGGAAACCTTTCACGAAAATATGGACAATTCTCTACCATATTCTTGACAATCATGTAACAATCATCTGCCTTATATCGAAAAATGTTATATATACCCAACACTATAGGTGAACCCGGCATCAATCCCAAAAATACCGCTGGATCCCTTAAACAAGATAACTGATACAAAACATACACTAACGAAACAGAAGCACAAGTAGTCTTACCCGTACCCACTGCCCCCGTAATGATCAACTCCTTGTACCTACTCACCGGGTTAAATACCTCTCTCAACACCTCTCTCCACTTCGGGTATATGTACTTACCCACCTCACCTAAATAATAAGAATCAGTAAGGAATGTATCAATGTCTACCGGTTCCCATCGGTAATCTATTGATACCAAGTAACGGTATAAAGAATCATCCCCCTCCTTCAATATCTTCTCAACAATTTGTTCAGCCAGCGGGGCTACACCCTCAGATTCATTAGGATTGATCATAAGGTTCCACCTCCTCCGGCTTGATACCTACTTGTAACAAAGCCTTGTGCACCCTTTCACACACATTCTGTACATACGGTATAGAAACCCCAAACTCTTTCGCAACCCGGGCCAAAGACATTACACCTGCCTGCACCTTGTACCAAATGAACACCTCTTTTATGCATTTCTCTATCACCTCCCTAGGAGGAACCTTCACCGTTTGACCCGCAAAGATGTCAAGAAATTTCACTAAATGCTCTCGACCAAAAATCTCATACAATTCAGGTATAAATTGAGTCTCATCTAATGATACCAATAGTGCATACAAAACATCAACATAATCCCCCCTCCTGATGTGATGTAATTGTATCTGCGATGACGTATCAATATCTTGTATATCCATACCTCACTCCACCAAAATCAAGCGGCCACTCTCATCCTTCACCATCACCCGGTGAGATTGAGAAATATCCCCTAAAATGTCTTTGTGTTCCTCGAAATACCATCGAACCACTAGTGCTACAAACCTGATACACAATCTGGGTAACCTTATGTGAAACCAGTTCTTTAACATAGTGCTTGGCACTGGCATATCCTGTAACAACATCCGTATAACCGTACCTATTGCTAGTTTACCAAACCCAAAGCGGTCCTTACTCAACACAAACTGAGTTAACCTGTCCGGTAACTCTTGTAAAAACATACTTACATGTACTTGATTCACTACCGAATTCTGCATACCTCTCAAACTCCACCACATCACCTCATCTACCTTCTCCTTCTCACCCGTAATCAGTGGATCCATCCTCAAACAATCAATGATCATGTGGTATACTGTCTTCCACAACATAGAGGTAAACACAGACTTGTGTCGATCCTTAAAACTATCAACCTTATCAATTACCCTCCACAAGATCTCGATAATTACATCTTCTCTATCCCAATCAGCAATCCAACTGAATTTAGTATTGATTACCCAATTGATAAAACGTGATAACTGTATTATCAATTCCCTAAGATCTTCCTCTGAACGACCATTGGTGTATCTGCGGTGTGCCTCATGTAACAACACCAGATCTACCACTTCCTGACTTGTTCGAAACAGATCCATCATTTATTCCTCTTAACAAAACCGTAGTGTATTTTTGTAGACGTGTTTCTTGCAATATCTCTCCAAAAGGTCCAGTTATAGTATCACCCATAGTCATAAGGTGTACCACCTCCGCCTCTAAAGGAGTACTCACTAATTTCACCCAATCAGGTAATGCTCTCAAATACCTCGTGTAGTAACCTGTACATACATCAGAATGCACATATAACCTAATCGATTGGTTACCCCCCTCTCTCTTCATACACCTAACACAACTCGGTAAACCATATCTACAAAACACTACCTTACTATACATAATCTGACCACAAAAACAACACCTGTACTCCTTACCCAATATACCTACACATACCTCCTCGAGCGAACGGTATAAAGGATTCCCTACAGCCTTGTGATACAAAAACTCAAACAAAGAAACACCCACCCGTGGATAAGGTCCATATCCAGGTGGGTACGTATCACTTATAAACTCTATCGCTACCCTTCTTGATATGTATCTAGCAATCAAATTCACTGAGTAAAACCATCTCATTACATACAGTGTATGCGTATCTACATCACCACTTCTCACCCTCTCCAAACAAGAAAAGTAAGTATACAAATACTTCACATGATCCGATAAAGCTAGATCTCTTAACACCTCACTACTGAGAAGAGGTGGCATCTGATGCTTCATCGAAATAAACCCGAGGTCTTCAAAAACCTGGCTAACCTACCTATATGTTTACATACCCCTGGAACTTCTAATGGATTAGCCGGTGGGTACCAATCTGTCTTCCTCTGGTACTTGAACGGTTGACCATACAACGCCTTATTCCGATGATCATACCAAGAAAACCTGTAGTTAAAATCCCCACACTGACATCTCACCCTCACATTTGATGTTTCTATGGGTACAGGTTCACACCAATATCTCTTACCATCAGATACAAAAGTAAACCAACCTGGTACCTTCTTTTCTGAAAACTTCACCCCCACCAAAGCTATAAGAGGTCGATATACATTACCATTCACTACATTCTGCACATCAGAAGTGACCAATAACATCTTGGTCCCTAAGTAAGGTAAAAATGTAACTGTATTTACATCTATCTCCTGAACTGCATTTAATCTCTTAGTAGTATGAGGAAATCCTCTCCACGTCTCTCTCTCTAGTTTCGAGTAACTAATCTCTAACAGTAACTTCAAGCCTATGGTAGGCCCAAAATCTTGTGTACCTGCAAAGAGATTCGATAACCATGTTCCTTCGCTAAACGTATACATAATTCGATGTTCCTTTGCCTACGTTGAACATCAGATACATCACATGGTTGAACAAACACCCACCTGCCTCTATCTATGTGTTTCGGAGGTCTCGCTAAATAACCACTCTTCTTCACATCATATAGAGGTAGACCATCTTTTGAATCTAGTAAATCTTCACAATCTATAATGTACTTGAAAGCTCTCGCTATTTTCTCGACATCGGGATGTATCCTCTCCGTCTTCGGTGAACATATGACCGTACAATCATCCCCCACAAATAAAGGTGTCAATTCCGAATACCACACCACTCCTGATGTCTCAATCTGTACCCTCTTTCCCCTCTCTCTAAGACCTAAAATAAGTTCCCTTAGCTCCAACACAGGTTGCAATATTGGTTCACCACCTGTCAATACCACCATCGGTATGCTCTCGGAAAATCCATCGACCACTTGTAGTATAGATGAAGGTGTAGCGGTCTCTCCTCCTTCATATGTCTTATCATCACAAAACCAACACTTGATATGACACCCTTTGAACCTCACAAATATAGCAGGTGTCCCTACATCAGGTCCCTCACCTTGTATAGAACAAAAAATCTCCTTCACATTCATTGACACCCTCCTGCACAAAATCGATATACCTTACCTGCCTGGTACTCTGAAATATCTGTATTGATCAACACCTGAAACCCAAACTCCTCCACTACCTTACATAACACCTGTTTGGTGTAAGACCTGTATCTCTCACCCCTCACATTCTTCCACGGTTCATCTAATACTAACAATTTCCTAACCGAAGGTCTCGCTATCAATAACTTACATAATCTCAACGCAAACGAAATCACGTCTACTACCCCACCGCCTACCTCCTCCAAAAGATTCTCAAAATACATATCTCCACACTTCAAAATCAACTCCGGTTCAGTCCGGTTCGCCTTAACTGCAAATCTTATCTCAAATTCAAATGGCTTACCAAATACCACTTGTAGACACTTGGTCACTACATGTGAACACAAAGTGTGCATCTGTACTTGAATCTCTCTAACTAGTTTCAATACCAAATTATACGCCTGATCTACTGTCTCTCTCTTCTTGTAAATATCCTTGAGACGTATTACCTCCTCTACGTACATAGATTTTGTTACATCATATCTATGTCTAACGGAGAGGATACATCCCGATATAGACGCTATCTGCCTCTTGATATCATCAACATCTAACTGCATTACCCACCCTTTGCTCCTAACACATGACCCCACTTCTGAATAAACGCCTTTACCCTCTCATCCAATTGAATCCTGATGTGATCCAACTCCTGACTCATTTGATGCATCTTCTCCTCTGCCTCTGAAATAGATGAACAACCGAATTCCTTCTCTAATCTAGACATGTAATTTCCTAGTGAACCCTGAAGTCTTGCTATCTCCACCCTAGCCTTCTGTACCTTGTCTCTTAATGCCTTGAACTCTAAAAGATCATCTTTCATCTCTAACCTCCTGTAAAACCTCTTCTATTAACCTCTTGACGTCGCTACCAACCCCCGGTTGACATACCCTCTTCCTTAACTCACCCTCAAAATCCATTACCTCTAACTTCAAATCTTTCATGTCATCTACAAGAAGACACAATTCATCCTCCGGTGAACTTGTACTTCTAACAACCTCCCCCACCTTTATACTCCACCCACCCGCATCTATCTCCGACTTCAATATATACGGTTCAACCTCACCCGTATCATATAACAACCCCACTACCGGTTGCTGCTCTCTCTCATCCGAACGTCGACGAATAGCACACCCACAGTTGTACCAAGTACAACCCTCCATACGATATGAAAAGTGTTTGTGATTATCCCCACTAACCACTACCTTGTACCCCCTGCTCCCCCTATCAAAATTATAAACCTTACCCGATTCCGATGCACCAATGTAACCACACCCCTCAATCCATACATAGCGGTGTATAACCGCTACATCTATTATCCCCGGTGCCCCTCCCCTATTAGGTACAAGCTCACTCCCCCAAGGAAACCCCCATATTCTAAGCATCCCTTCCCTTATCGGCTTACCTACCTCAAGATTTCTAATCTTCCCACATAACACCAATGTCCAATATGCACTCTCAGTGATCTGATCATATCGGTGCAAAGGTAAATCATGCTGACCTGGAATAGCAATCAAATTTGGCATACATCTCAAAACCATATTGATCAACCGAGGTGAGCAATCAGTAGTGTGAAATACATCCCCTGCACATATCACTGGTACACCATACTTCAAACTCAAATCTCTTATCTCTCCTATCACCTGTTCCTGAAGATGATACCAATCACATCCATCTCTACTCGAAGGAGCTTTATCACTGAAATGAAGATCAGAACACAAAATCGCTACAACTTGTGGCATCCCATTTCCCTCCACAAACTGGACAACGATCTTCCCACTTCCTTTTTACCTCTTGTACTAAAAGATCATATCTGTTCTTCCACTCCCCAACCTGTCCCTGTAACACTGAAATCGCATCTACCAACTCGGTCAAATCCGAAATGTCCACACGCTTCCGCTCCAAAATCTTGGCATCTTCCTCAACCCGCTGCATGTCCGTAACTAGACTCTGTAAATCAACTTGTTGTACCCAACTGAGTCCCCCCACCTCTTGAATCACCTTCCCTAAATTCTGTATCTCTTCTTCCACCTCACATATCTTGTCACCTAACTCCTGAATTTGTAAAAAATCATCACTCAACTGTTGTAATTCCCTAATCCTTAATTGCAGTGTAGTTATCTCACTCACCAACCCTCTAAACTCAAATAAAACTCTCTGTAACTCCTTCACCTCATCCGATAAACAAGTTACCCCCTCGAAATCCTCCTCCATCTCACACACGTATTGTAATGACTGTAATTGCTGCTCTAGCGATTCACATCTTTCCTTAACCAACTTATATTGCGTCGAATACTCTCTCGAAAGAGATCTTAACTTCGATTGTACCTTGTCTGCCAAAGTCAAATCAATCAAAGAATTCAACTGTTTCGCTAACTCAGATGGTGGTAACGATACCCAAAATGGTAAATCATGTTGTCCTTGAAAATTATCATCTGTTACCTGTAAAATCTCCCTCACCTGTCTCGGTACATCCGTACCAAAACCTACTAATTTCTCACCATCAACATAGTACTCATTATTAGAACGATCTCTCACCCTCTTGATCGTATGCCCATCTACCTTAACCTCTACTTCACATCTCTTGCTTCCCTTAGTAACAAAAGATTCACCACGAGGTTTACCTAGACATACCCACTTCAAAGCCCTAAATACCGCACTCTTACCTACATCACTATCACCCGTGATAGTAGTAATATCCGACCTTAAATCCAAATGCAAATCACGATGGCACTGAAACCCCGTTATCTTAATCCACTCGATCATATCCTATTCCCTTAAAAAATCTCCTACAGTACTCAGCTATCACCAGAGCATCAGCTGTATCCACAGTAAACTTACACCTTGGAAACAATTCCTGTGCACGAGCACGAATCACCTTCTTATCCCCCTTACTCATACACTGCATCTTGCTCTGCCAATCTTGAGGACGTACTGGTTGTATCTGAATGTTATTCGATAGCAAACAACATCGAACAAACCCATAACTGACACCTAGTTTGAATGAAGCTATCGACCCCCTCCACTGCACCGGATATGGTGTCACCTTCTCAATTACTGCCTTTACATCCCCACCACATCTGTCACAAACCTTGTGGAACCATTCGATAATATCCTTCTCTGTACACTTGCAAAATCTACAACTGTTATCCTGATTCAACTCTGTTACTACACTTGGACATTCTGGTAATACTACCGCTGCTCCTGAAGTACCTGGATCAATCCCCATATACCAACTCATCTCTCTCCCCCCCAAACAAAACCTCCCCCTCCACTCTCACCCTCCTACCCCTAGATACTTTCTGCACTAATGTATCCATACCTAACATCTCGAATATTGGTATCAAATCTTGTGCTCTTACCTTCTTCTCACCCACACGTATAACTGGTGTACCTAACATAGGTAACCTAACAATTGGAAGGTTAAATTGCCATACATTCCTGTTCTCTTCGATTAACCGATATGCCTTGCTATCTCTCGGTAAACTACCTACCAAATACTTAACCGCTGTCTTCTCTCCTATACCCCTGATACCAATAACCCCATCAGACGAACACCCAGCTATTGCCTTCACATCAGCCCATAAGAAAGGTGCTATTCCCCACTCCTCCATAAATCTGTCGTGTGTATATGTATCCTTCGCCCTCTTCAACCACACCCCAGGTGCCAACAATTGAAACAAATCATTATCTGATGAAACAATTATTATCTCCTGGTTTGAACGACGATTTAACACCAATGATGCAATCAAATCATCCGCCTCATACCCCTCACAAAAAAAGATATTCTCCATACCCGCCTGAACCAAAATATCTTCTCTTAACCTCTTCAACTGACAAGCAAGATTCTTTACTAGTAACTTCTCCTCTTCACTGAGCAACTTGCGGGATTCCTTGTATTGTGGAAATATATCCTTCCTATGCTTGCTACCCCCATCAAAACAAAACGCTACCACATCTACACCATGTATATCCATCAAACCTAATAACTCTCGAAACAATCCATAAAGAGCCCCCGTAGCCTGACCCTGTGGATCTCTTAAATCCCCCATCACCCAGATAGATCTATAAGCTAATGCCGATACATCTAACACTAATACCTTCTGCTTCCCCTCCTCACTGCTGTGATTCATCTTCCTTCTCCTGAACCGAAGGAGATATCTGAAATCTAGGTTTCCTCCTAACCATACACTTCGACTCTATATCATACCAAGTGCGACATACCAATTCCTGTAACTTATCCACCAATCCTTCACCCTCTATCTTCTCTATCACCTTCTCAATAGTAGAACTAAAAGTTTGACCTAACCCCTCCACCTTCACCCTGTTACCTTCCGACTTCCACACCCCTTCCGAAATCAAATAATCTACCATCGATCCTGTATCATCTATACCGTAAGAATGGTAAATGCGAATGTTGACCGGTCTCTCTTCCTTACCTGAAAGACGGTTCTTCTTCACAACTGCTCTAGAAATAATACCAAGTTGGCGTTCCTTTCCATTAACAACCTTCTTAATCTTAGCCCCCAACCTCAACCACATAACCAAAGTGGCATAAAAAGTGAGAGCTCGACCTCCACTAAATGTAGCCGGTGTGAACATATCAAAGGTGTCTCTCGTCTGGCTGATCACTATCAATATGCTCCGCGACTTCAATAGAGATGTAACCACTCTCCTCAAGTTGGCACTGTGATACTTTGCCTTCGCATCTCCATAACTCCCTGAAGACTCCCGATCCTTAAACCGAGCCTCCCGGTAACTTCTAAACTGCTTTATCTCCTCATCACTAGAAAGACAATCTTGACTATCTAAAACATACAAAAACGGCTTGCCATTTCGAAAAGCATCATCAAGATGTAAGTAAAAATCCTGAACCGTTACACTGGTCAACCAATTCCCTTCTTTATCCTTCGCCGGAGGCTCAATCCTCGATAACAATTCAGGACCAAAGAATCTAGATAAATCCATAAGAGCTCCACATTCCACCGCATCATAGATGATGCGATATTGTTCGAATGCCGGATCTCTTGCAACCTCAGCAAGCGTGTTGAGTGCTATAAACGTCTTGCCTGAATCCGAATCACCTACCAAGAGGTAATAGTGGCCTGCCAAAAATGCCCTACTTGGATGATCTGAACAAATCAAATTGATCAAAGTAGAACCTGATGACGCCCACTTGGTCTCTTTGTGAAACAAAGGGTAAGGTTTACTTCCCTCACATCTCAGAAACCTCTTGGCCGAGTTCACCACACCTTCTATATCATCCATCACTTAATCCCATTCATCCGATTCCAAGTCTTGTTTCGGTTCAGGTACTGAAAGCTGAGAACGGGATCGTTGCTGTGGTTGAGAACGAGTTCGTTGTTGCGATCGAGGTTTCTCTTTCTCCCTCGCCAACTCGAAAATCTGTTCCTCCTCCTGTTCACTTTCTTCTTCCTCTATCACTACCTTCCGTTTCTCTGGTTCCGAAATCTCTTGCTCCTGTTGCGTTATCTCTCTTACCTCCCCTACTGGAACCCAAGGAACTACGTTGCCCTGTGCATCCTCCAAAGTCACATGCTTCCCATCTTTCGACACCCTCAATATCGTACAAATCCCATACTTGCGGTGGCGAACAGACATCCTCTCCGACAATCCCTTAGGTTCAACTGTCTCCACAAACCCTTTCTCTACCTTCTTCACCTCTTCCTGCACAGGTTGCTGCCTTTCCTTACTATAATCCACTTGTAGGAAGATCTCCTTCAACTTGTCATACGGATATATCACCACAAAATCATCCAAACAATATCCATGCTGCAACAACTCCGGTTCCAATCCGTTTGGTCTAGGAACAAATTCGATTGCATACGCATTGATGTATGTGTATCCTCCTGCATCTTCCTCACTGTAACTTACCTTGAGTGTTGACCCCGCACTCGGATCATCAAATTCGATAATGTAAGATTCATCATCTTCTGCATCCTGTCGCCGCCGATCTAGTAACCTCCCAAACGTGTGATAACTCGTTTCATACAAATACAAATTCTTCGATTCGAACGATTCACCCCTACCTGATCGCAATCGAATCAGAAACAACTGACGCTCTTTCGCCCTCAATTCCCTAATCAACACCTCCTCACCTTCCGCCTCTCTGGCTAACTTCGATCGAAATTCACATATAGGACAAGGTAGATTTACCGTCTTCAATGGACACACAAATACCTGATTGTTAGGTCCAATGCGAGTGTGAACGAAATACGTTCTCTCACAATACCACTCCCCTTTACGAGCATAAGGATTTCCTTCACCTACCTCATATGGTAAAATGTCGAATCTATATGTCCCTACCTTCGGTACGAACAATTGTAAATCCTCAGGTACGCGAAGTGATGTCATCTCACCTCCTACCCGGTGTTTGGCATCTCTCTGAGACCAACCAGCTCTACGAATCTCTCTCCTCAAATCTCGTTTCTCTCTTTCTTGCATGATTCTTCTCCTTCTTCATTTAAGTGAAAGGTTTTCTTACCACTGAGTACACCTACAGTAGCAAACTTTGCACAAAAGTAACAAACCACAGGCAACACTAGTATTAGTAAAATCCCCCACAAAATGATTCTTAGTACTTCTAACATGTGGCACCCTATCACATCTTAGGTACAACATGACTCAATCTGAGCTGTACTAAATCTTCCAACGCCCGACGACGGTGATCGACTGCCCACACACAAGCTTCCAACAAATCCACTATGTATTGCAAATCGATCACCTTTTGTTTTGCCTGTTGATATTCCTCCACACCCACAACACATGCACGAATAGCCCCCTCCGTAACCTTCTTATCAAGACCGTAATTCTCCGGCGAAGATCTCACCTTGCGATCTAAATCGCATTCCAACAACTCCAACTCACTCTTCGCCATCTGTAAATCTCTCTTCGCCTCTGCTAACATTGTGCCTACACTCAACCTCAACTCCGGTTGGTAAATCCACTCTCTCTCTAAATGATCAATATCCGGACAAATCTTCACCTGATCGAGAAACTGCTTCGCCTTCTGTAAATCCATGTCTCTTCCTTTCTACGAAAACATTGAACTGTTCTTCTTGCAACTCATTTATTATACGAACATCACATCCTCAACCAAACAAAATTCCAACATTCAACACAATCACTCTGTTTCCCCCCTAAATACCTCAGGTATCTCTATTCCCTTCTCTTTTAGAAAATCAAGGTACTTACATTGAATCCTCTGATCTATCGCAATAGCTGGCTCTCCTAGTGGAAATCGATCATTCAGTACATCTCTGGCATACTTGTAACTCCACTCCGTATCCTTTGCAATAACTGGCTCCCCTAGTGGAAATCGATCCTTCAATACTTTCTTAGCATACCTGTAACTCTGGTATACATCAGTTGCAATCTTCGGTTCAGCCTCCGGCCACGGTTGTCGAACAACCACACAAAACTCAACCAAAACCCGTGGAGAAGTACATTGAATATGAGGCCTCATCAACTCCACCACCTCTGGAGGAAAATAAGTCGGTTTCCTATTCAACACATCCCTCACTTCCAAAAAATCAGGTTGAAATTGTAAGTAAGGTTTAGCCCTATTCGCAACCTGCTTGTAAATAAGATTCACCTTCCCTCCTCCAAGATCGATGTAATACTGAGCTACCTCTATCCCCCTGGGTGCAATGATTCGCGTACACCAAACAGTCTCATCAAGCTGGCTGTATCCCAAATCTAATATACCTAAACTAACAGGATCACTCACCTCATACAAAATGTATGGACCTATCCTCTTCTTCTCCACTACCCCTGGTAAACTCGTTGGACCCCCCTCAATCAAAGGCTTGCGAGGATCCCCTCTTAATAATTCTTCAACCTGTTGACTTTCCCATTGACTCATTTTTAGCTCCTTCAAGATTAACCAATTCCCAACACATCGCAGATAACCCTGGCTTACCACACCATATCACCGAATCACGAAATATATCAATGACTCTCCACGCCCAATGAGCATTGGTATCTCCTGATAACAAGATCGTCTGTGCATACGCTAATACCAACCTCCGTACCGACTCTGGATCCTCATCCAGTTCTCTCAAACACTTCGCTACATCCCTCCACCATACCTTCTTCGCAAACAATAAACGAGCCAATTCTATCGCCTTCCTGTTTGCTACCCCCACCTGAACAACCGCAAGTTGTTGATTCTTATCCTTCACCCCTACCACCTGGTTCAACAACACCAACGCCTTCCTAGCACTCCCCTCTGATGCATTCACTATTGATTCGATAACCTCTTGATCTACTTGTGAGGTTAAAGATTCAGCATTTACCACTCTCTTCACCAACGTCTCTAAATCCGTATCCTTAAGCGGTCGAAATCTAATCTCCGTACACCGAGTGCGTATAGTAGGAATAACCTTGTCGGGATCCGTGGTACACAACACAAAGTATACATGTGGAGGTGTATCTTCCAACACCTTCAACAACGCCGTCTGTGCATCAGATGTTAATTTTGCACACTCATCCAATAACCACATGCGAACCTTACCACCTATCGGAGACGCAGGAACTTGTAATGATATCTCTCGTACCGTGTCTATACCTCGGGCATCACCGGCACAGTTAAGCTCCGTAAAATCTATATCAGAACATCCCAACAACCTCTTCAATATGCGTGCTACCGTGGTTTTTCCCACTCCTGAAGGTCCATGAAGCAACAAACATTGAGGTACCCCATCCCTCTTGAAGCTCTTGATCAGGTCCACTACCTCCTGTTGACCTACCAGTTCCGACAACTTACAAGGTCTGTATTTCTTGTACAATTCCATAGTCATCGTCTCCTAGAATTGATACCCTGTTTCCCTCGACCTGCGAAACCTATTCCTGTCTTTGTGCATCTGATCTCTGATCGCCTTCATACAATACGAACTCACACTACAACGGTTTCTCCACGCCCAATACTTTACCCTTTCCCGAAACTCTTCTGGTACCCTCAAATACAATACCTTGAGCAACCGAACCGAATCCTTATTTCCCTTCATATCTCTCTTACTCCTAAATCTACCTCTCCACCTTGTGTTTCTCCCACCAATTGTTCTCCGCTAACTCTATCTCTACCTCTAGCGGTACAATAATCCACTTCCACTCCTTGCGAATATCTACCGTCATAACCTGTACTACTAAATCAATGTAATCTTCCAATTCCTCCTTCGGTACATCTGCTAATATGCTATCATGTATCTGACCCACTACCTTAACTCCACTCCTCCTCTCCTCCAATTCATCTATTATACGAATGAGACTCCACAACAAACAATGAAATGCTGCTCCCTGTATAGGATGGTTGATCACATCTGTCCTTGAATATTCACCACTCTCTCGAAATCCAGTCAGTAATTCAAACCACCCTCTGGAAAGATACTGAACATACACCCGTTCCCTCCACTCATAGTAGTGAGAAAACATCTGGTGCCAAAATGTATGCTCTACCCCCTGTATGTGTGTCACAAATGCATCAAAATTACATATACCCCGACTCTTCAAGTGATCCATCAACAATGTCCCATCCGACAACTTCGCCCCCTTCTCAACTACCTTCCACAAACTCTCCGCACATGGTACATAATATGAACCGTAGAACTGTGGGAATACAAACATGTTCTTTGCTGCAAATCTTAACTCCTTTGTTACCATATCCGGTTTATCAATCAAGAAACACTTCATCGCCATATCTCTATGCATATCACGGCTGGGATCTTTAATGTAACGAATCATGTTCGGATCTTTATGGTAACATGCAGCTATCCTCACTTCCAACGCCGAATAATCCACCTCTACCAATACACAACCATCTCTAGGTATAAAACAAGACCGAATGTATCTCCCCACCTCCGCATCCCTAACTGGTATGTTCTGAAAGTTCGGTGAGTCACTGCTCGATCTATATGTCTTCACCAAGTGCAAATTGAATGATGGATGAAGATACCCATCCACCACTTCTCTCTTAACACCCTCCAGGTAAGTGTGTAACAACTTCTTGTATCTCTCCATCTGTAAATAATCCCTCACAAATGGAAGATCTATCTTATCTAGTGCACCCTCATCTACTGAATACCTTCCCGAAGGCGTATACCCAACACACTGTATCCCCATCTCCTCGAATAGTACCTCACCAAGCTGTACACGACTACCTAGATTCGCCCTATCACCAAATCTCCTCCTCCACAATCTCCACACATCTGATGACACTAGCTGTTCACGAAGTTGGTTTATCTTGTAATCAATCTCTCTACAATACTGATTGAGTCTATCCACATCAATTCTTATACCCACCTCTTCCACCTTCGCCAAAGCTAGTGCACCCCGGTGCAATAACTTGTATGCCTCATGTAAAGATATCATATGCCACTGAACTCCCCTAAAACTCCCATCTCTTCCATCTGATCCTTCGCTACCTCATACGTCATGAGAGAATCTATCGCGTTGTAGTTCATTAGTTCCCTCACAGGTATCAATTTCACTGAATTCAGATCATTGCCCCCTTCTACCTTACCCATATCTATCCCTACACTCCAATCCGGTACTCCTCGCCTCACAAAGGCTTGAAACTTCAAACCCGTGATCCCCGGTCGGTTATCGAGTACATGCGCTGCTAACATACAATCCCACACCCAACCCTCTACCCCATGACCTAATAACCTTCTTACCCACCTCTCCTCAAACTTAATGTTACACCCTATCTTATATATCCCCTCATCTCTAAACACACTTGACATGTACCCACATATCTTCCCCCACCAAGGAAACGAAATCGATACCTCACCCCCTATACATACAGAACAAGTTATAATTGTAGCCCCCTCCATATCTGGCTTCACCCGATCCGTCTCAAAATCGAACGCTATGTATCGATGCCTTCTTAACCTATCTTCAATTACCCCTACTGCTTCATCAGGATCTTGTAAAATCATCAAACGACTGTTGTAATCAGGTGCCTCATCCCACGGTTTACCTTCTATTCGAAACGCCTGCTCAAGGTGTTTCTTAAACCAAAGGTGCAGAACCTCATTGTCTCGTCGACGTAACAAATACGCTGGGTGGTACGTAGGACATATCCACATATTCGGTTCACGGTTAGGTATCTTCCACCCTACCCACCTAGAAATACCACCTATATCCGAATTCTTCCACAAATGCCCAATCAAAGAAGTTACAGATGTTACCCCTAACAATAACACTACATCTGGATTGTATTCCAAAATCGTCTTCATTAACAAAGGTCTACAACACTCTATCTGAATAGGTGTCGGCGTCCCCTCACAACGACATACTACCGCATTGGTTTTCCAACAATCTCGATCTAAATCTACACCAATCTGCTTCAATGTACTTCGAAGCAATTGACCACTCTTACCTATCAATTGAATACCTCTCTCATCTTCTTCCTCCCCAGGAGATTCCGCTACTACCAACACCTTCTTGTACCCATCCCCTGTGGGTTTCATGCGAGCACTCTTACACTTGCGGTACAAACCACATACCTCACATCGTGGAACTGTACCCGTAACCGAACCCATTACCATAGATAACGGAAATAACCCCTCCATATCTTTACCCCTGTTCCTGTTCCACCGGTCTAATCTTCGCCGCTATCCACCACCAAGATCCCGAATCCACAAACACACTCACATCTCCTACAATCAATTCCCGACATCCTAATTTCACCATATCTCTCATTACCTGTACAGACATGTAAAAACCTAAATCCTGGTTATTTCCTTCCATCGGTAACCATTCCTTGTACACACCTTTATCACCTCTTGCTTCAACATGTAGTTGCGTCCCTTTTACACTCACCTGTACATAAGGTATAATCACCTGCTGCTGTGAAGCAAAAATCGATGCCCTATCAATAACCTCCCCTATCTTTTCCGGTAACAGTAACCTCTTACCCTTCACATCAAAGAATCGATCAAGTTCTGGGTACTTCTCCCTGTACAAACGACACGATACCTTCCACTCATCTCCCCCCGGTTCACCTACTAAAAAGTGTAACCAAGCCTCCGTCTGAGATACATACATAGGTCGAAAACTACACAAACTCAACAAAGCATCCGACCTGACTATAACTGGTTGCCACTTTTCTCCTAACTGCACTGGATATCTCAAAACCTGAAATCGATTCGTTCCCTCTAAGT